GGCGCCTCGCGAACGGTCTGGACGATCACGCTGCCGATGTCGATCTTGTGCTGAAGCTGTTCCTCCGTGAGAACTGACGCGTGCGCTGCGCTGATCACTTCGCCCTTCTCGTACCACGCGGTCTCGACCCCCATGGGGTTTGCCTCGGAAGGCTTCACAGAGTAGTCGATGCCAACGGTGGTGTTGGCTACGTACTGGTCCATCTGTCCTCCTAGATCGTCGGCGCCGTTCCTAGAGCACGTGCCGGAATCGGATCTGCTTGAATGATGCCGGCGTACGCTACAGTGCCAACGACCGTGCCGGTCTGAAGGACAACGTTCGTGGCGCCATCCAACTGTACTTCCCAGTCAGCCCACGGACCAGCGCCGGCGCCCACTGGTACGCCGCCAACAACCGCTGCGCCAAGCTTGAGCTGTGCGTTGTTCATCTCCGCAGCGGTGATGGTACTCGGTACAGACACCTGGGCCTTGACTCGCCACCAACCTGCAGCCGGTGCAGCAAGTGTGGCGATCGCAGTACCTACGGCAGGCGTGGCGCCGGTGACACCCTGTGCTTCGAGTGTGTCGCTTGAAGCTGCCATCAGGACTTACTCTTTCCTGTTGCGCCTAGACCACCACGCCCACGCGTCCCTGGAGCACGCGTGGGCTTGCCACCTTTCTTGGGCATGAGAACCTTCTTCAGGTTCGGGTTCTTCCGCTTCGCCGCAGGACTGGCCTTCCGCGTCTGGGCAGCCAGGATCGCAGCAGCCTGCGCCTTCGGAATGCCCTGCTTCGCGGAGATCGCTGCCGTCGCGCCGGCGAATCCCATGCCCTTTGCCATCAGGTCACCGCCTGGTGGTACAGGAAGCCGACCAGCAGCTGGTTCGGGTTGGTCGGCTCGTAGCCGGTGAGCTTGACGTCGTAGCGCCGACGCACACGGACGAGGTCGGACACTCGCTGCTCTTCACGCCAGCGGTCGACGAGCTGCTGCGTGCCGGCCAGCGGCCACACGAACTCGTATCCGAAGCTGACCTGCCGGAGACCTGCGGACGGCGGAACGTAGGCGACGATGACGTCCTTGCCCCACAGGTAACCGACCGAGGAGCTCGTCACCGGAACGCCTGTGCCGGCGTTGGAGAAACCGACAGACGGTACGACGATGTTGCTGATGCCGATGACCGCTGCGATGATCTCTTCGGTGATGATACCACGTTCGGAGTACTTGATCCGCTCGATGAAGTCCGGGTGATCTTCGAGGAACGACATGACCTGCCAGGGAATGATCGCGAGGTTCGCGTTCATGAACAGGTTCGCGTTGATCTTGCGGTTCGCGTTCCTGAAGTCCTGGATCGGGTTGGAGTTGACGTAGTCGTCCCACCTCGACGTCGGCGCGGCGGAGTAGTCGGCCGACATGCCTGAGGCGTAGTTGGCGATCGTCGTCGCCAGCGCGTGCATCTTGGACTCGCGACCCAGCATGATGCGGTCGGTGACCAACGTGGTACCGTCGATGTCCGGCTGGAGAGGTGCGTCGACGTTCGTGCGCTCTTCATCCGTGATCGGAATCTGCAGCGCGTGCTCGTTGCAGTAGTACGTATCCGTGGACCAGCGCAGGCCAGGGATTTCGTTCGCGATCGTACCGGGAGCGCGAACGTCGTGCGCCTCCAGCTTGAAGTTCTCGCGGTCGAAGACGCCGTACTTGTCCGACTGCTTCTGGACAGTGACCTGCGGAAAGAGATTCGGACCCACGTAGTCACGATTCAGAGGGAACTGCATCGAAATCTGCGTGAGCAGAATATCAATGTGTACTGAACCAGATCCCGAAGGACTGTAAACGGCCATTGCTCACCAACTTTCGTACACACTGGCGACCGTTCGCCAGGATCTGATCAGTGTTCCCGTACGATGATATCGTACGACTTGGTGCTGTCGAACAGAATCGGAGGATCTCCGACAATGTTACTGTTCGATAAGTTGAGCAGTACGTCGGCTACCCAGAAGTTGGCGCCGTTGACGACGGCGCCCTGAGTGTAGGCCTCTGCGATGTACCCAGGACCTACGGAGGATGAAATCCCACGGAAGTTCTGCCTGTTGAAGCTGATGGCGGCAAGCTCAACGACAACGTCGCCGCTCGCCATCAGATCTGCGCACCCGGCGTGAGCAGCAAGTCGAATACGGCACCAGCCGAAGCCGCCGCCGGCGTCATGGCGATGCCGACGACCGGCGTACCCGCTACTGCAGCAGCCTTGGTGAAGCGGCCCGTTGCTGCGGTCTCGATGATCACGCGGTCACCAGGAACGAGTGCCGCTGCACCGTTGGAGATCGCACGCGAGATACCCAGGATGCGAACCTGTACGGTTGCCTTGCCCGTTGCGATCTTCGCCGCGTCGAGGGTTTCCTGGTAGACGCCGATGAACGGCGAGTTCACTGCACCGCCAGCCTGTGCCGTCGAAGCGGTCAGTACGGTGTCACCGAGCGTGTTCGTCGAGCCCTGGGAGACACCCGAGATGGCTGCGGCGACGAACGCCTGCTGGTTCACCGTTGCCGGGTCGACGTAGAAGCCCTTGTCGAGGACGTAGTTCGGTCCCATGTCAGCCCTCCACGCTCTGCATCGTCGCGTTGGAGTAGGCCTCCGCGAGCGCACGGTTGGTGTTCTGTGCGATCTGAACCGCCGCGATGTAGTCGACCTTCTGCTCGCTCTGGATCTTCGCGACGAGATCCATGAACTGCTTCGTGGCGTTCGGGTCGACGTTGCTCGTACGCTGACCACCGCGCTCGCCCAGCTCGACCACTGCGTTACCGTCACGCATGTGCTGCAGGATCGTGACGAGCGCGTCGCCTGACTTGCTGGGGTCGGTGAGTGCCTGCGCGGCGACATCGATCACTGCCGGCGCGAGAACGCGACCGTTGACCGGTTGGTTCATCTCCGCCAGCCGAACACGCGCAGCATCCGCCGCAGACCTGGTTTCCAGCGTGGAAACCTTCTCAGCCAGCTGCTTGTTCTGCTCCACCAACGCCTTGATCCCAGGCAGCGCCAGAATGTCCGCCTCGGATAGTTGCGTCGGTGCATCCTTCTTCTTGTCCTTCACGGGCGGCACCGGCAGGGTGCCAGGCGGCGTCTTCTCCGGACCCACTGTATCTCCCTCCAATGCCGACGCGAATGCTTCGGACAGGTTGATCGGTACGATCCCCTTCAGGAACGGCCGATTGGTGAGTGCGCCGCCGAACAGCACATCCTGGTACTTCGTACCCGGCTGGTGCGGAGGTTCCCACTCGTCGTCGTACTCCGGGCTGAAGTAGCGGTACTTCTTCTCGGACAGCTGCATGCGCGCCGTTGGCGTCCAGTCGACCTGCAGCCACAGGCCTTCGTTGCCACGGTCTTCCGCGGCGCGAACCCAACCGGCGGCCTCGCCACCCTTGTGGTCGTAGTCGATGTTCAGATCCTGACCACGAACCCTGTTGCGTGTGTTCTCGGCGAAACGCTTCACACGCTCCGGTGTGATCTTGATCTCACCGTGCTGCGGGTGCTGCCACGCGCCCAGAGGAAAGGCTTGGATCCACGAGGGACCTGCCTCGTCGAACGTATACTTGGACAGGTCGACCAAGTAGGACATCTTAGCCATCGGGACCTCCTCCCTTATAGTATATATTAGTAACCAATGGGGAAACACCTGTTTGGTATATACTAGTAACCCTTGCGGCTGGATAGTTCTAGGATATCCTAGATTGCTCCAGCCACACGTTTATGAAGCCTGGCCACTACGCCACCTCACGATCCGCGTAGCGCGTGCAGGTGCGCTGCGATCAGTGAGGCTCGTTCGTGACGTAGTGACCAGGCTATCACCCACCACTCCTGTCGGTGCCGGAGTTGCGGTTGCCCGCATTCCCAGGAGTGGGAGGATTCGATTGCCTCGGTAGGCCTACCCGAGGCGGACCAGGCGGCTTGACGCCCGAGTTGGTGTTCGCGTTTGCCTGAGCTTGCGCCTTCTGCTCTGGTGTTTCGAACTCCGTCGGAAGCGGCCTGATCAAGTTCTGACCTGCGCCCGCGATCGGAGCAACGGCGCGCCTGGTGGCTTCATCGATCGGACCGAAGCCGAACTCATCGCGCACTAGCTCTTCCATCGGATCATCAGGCACGATGACACCGGCACCGATGACGTTACGCAAGGCGAACGACAGCGTACGCTGATCGACTACCTCACCAATGCGACGTGCCTTGAGCTGAGGGAACTTGTGCACGTTTGCCCAGTTGAACCGCACCAGCTGAGGGATACAGTAAACGTTGAAGGTACTCGCGATGACATCAGCAACGTACCGACAGGACTTCAGGAACAGATCCTCGCCTGAGTCAGCGGTACCAGTGCGACTCTCGATGAACGTAGCGAGAATGTTGCTGATGATCTCCGTCTTGTGGAACTCGATCGACTTCAAGGCGTCGGTGAGTTGTCCTTGGAGCTTGGCAAACTCGATGACCCATCCCGGAGGCATAACGACATGTGCACGTTCGTTAGTACGTAGATTCCGCCCGATGGCTTCGGCCAGGACCTTGTCCTCGTCATTGAAGCCTGGAGGAAGCGTGATGATCGGGACACCAATCCCGTGACGTTCCTTCTGGATCGCATCGATCTTCTCCAGCTGCGTCTTGTAATACCACGGCTTGTACGCCGAACGAAGAAGGGAGATACCGGTCATGTCGCCGGCTTCCTTCTCGAACGTCATCACAGCGAGCTTGCCGATCGGAATCGTGATGGTAGAGTTTGCAGCGGTTGCGGTCGCTAGCTGTGTGGGGTTGTACAAGTCAACGGAAGACGGACCACCGTTGCTGTCGAAGCTCCACTCAACCACATCCATGGGGTGGCGAGGAGCAAACTTCTGCCAACAGATCTTGTTCGGCATATCGGGGTGCGTGTTGGTGAAGACCTTCTCGAACATGTAGTAGCCGTAGTCGAGCATCAGCAGCGCTTCGTATAGCACCTGCGACCACGAGATCGTCATTCCCTGCGTCAGATTCCAGGTTACAAACTCTGCAATCTTCGTATCCTGTGAGCTCTGACTTGCAGGAATAACTGACCAGCGCGCGTCCAGGATGGGCGTCTTGATCGCTCGGAGCGTAGAGCGAACAGTTGCATCCGACTTCTTCATTTCCGCGAACTTACGCAAACCCTGCAGATCGCGCAGTTCGGGGTTGTACTCACGCCGGAGCCAAGCAGTGAACGGAGATGGACTCGTGGAACCCATCTCCGCCATGCTTGGTGTGCCTCTACCGGCAAGCTTCACCGACCCTGAATCCTCAGTGGCCAGGATCACGCCAGATTCAGGGTCGATGTCGATGATCTGCTTGCCTGCGAGCGCATCGTTCAACATACGCAGTGACACAGAGCTGTTGGGCTTGCGCAGCGAAGAACCTGCGACAACGCGGTGTCCTGCGGGCACAGAACCCACACGACTCTTTGTCATGTGTCAGCCTCGCCTGATGTGATACTTGCCGACGGAGTTGGCGCCCTTGAGTGCAGTCGCGACAGGAATGCTGGCGAGCACCCTTGCTGACGTGCCGAGGTAGAACGGGTAACGCACAGTCACAGCGCCTCCGGAAGGTGCTGCAGTCATGAGCATGTTCTTGAAGTTACCCTTGGCGTCGCGGTAGCTGACCGTCTTCCTCTTCTTCCAATCAGGCACTGCTGCCGTGATCAGTGGCATCGAGATCCTCCTCTGTTGGTAGATCGTGGGGAAGGTGCTTCCTACACGCCTTCCACTGTCCGTTCTTGTACTTCCCCACGTTGTAGCATCCCTGCGTGTGGCATTGATTGTGCCAGTACCAAAGCATCAAGGCGATCAATGCCTGTACCATAAGCGGAACGATGACCGATCCGAAGCCCGACCACACGTTGTACCAGAAGCCAGCTCCGCGGGTTCCGAAGAAATCGTTCATCATGCCGCCATGTGTGCACGAACGGTGTGAGTGTTGACGTAGTGAGCTGCCACAGTGTGAGCTGCGACCGTGTGTGCCTTGACTGTAAAGGCGCGTACCATGTGCGCCCTGATGGTTGCCGACTTCACGTAATGTGCCTTGACTTCGTGAGCCTTCACCATGTGTGCCTTGACGGTGTGTGCCTTGACAACGTGTGCCCTGACAGTATGCGTGGGAACGTAGAACGACGGCACGTGATGTGCTTTGATCGTGTGCGGCTTGACGTAGTGAGCGCGGACCGTGTGACCCTTGACCACGTGCGCTCGGATCATGTGCGCCCTGACCATATGTCCGGCCTCGGTATACGAGCTAACGAACACGCCATCCTTCGTCGTGTGCGCACGAACCATGTGCGTCCTGACGAAGTGTGCACGCATCATGTGAGCGCGAACCATGTGTGGCCGAATGTAGTGCGCCTTCTGAATGTAGCCCTTGACGTGAACGGCCTTGACGTTGTGCGCGTGAACGGTGTGGCCCTTGACTGTAAAGGACGGAACCTTGAACGCTGGGACAAAGTGTGCAGGAACGAAGTGTGCCTTGATCATGTGCGCCTTTACCATATGACCCTTGACGGTATGCGTAGGCACCATGTGCGCACGAACAGTGTGTGTGGCAACCGTATGGGTTCTAACAGTATGCGCTGCGACAGTGTGACCGCGCACAGTATGCGCCGCAACCATGTGCGGACGCGGGTGCCTGTGCGTAGCCATCGCCTAAAACCTCGTACTTCCAGAGAAGAAGCTCTCGCCGCCCATTCCAGTTACGCTGTTCAACTCCAGTAGTGAAAGCGGTGAATCCTGCTTCGGACCGAACGAAGTCGCAGGTGCCATGAGACTTTCGCGCTCTGCACGTGAACGTAGTTCGGAAAGGTCATACACGGAATCAAGGTGGATGTTACAGCCAAGGACGAACACATGCATTAGCCCGTACCGAATGGCGTCCATCGCATGGTTCTTCATGTTCTGAGACATCTCAGGCACGTTCGCGCCGTTGATGGGCTCCTTGGACCTGTAGTTGTTGTACTCCTTGATCGTGAACTTGCACGAATTGTCGATCTGAAGCCCAGGCTTACCGTCAGCCCTGAACTTCAGGAAGCTCTTGTGTAGGTCAATCCCTTGCCGCCAGTTGTCCTTCGCCTTCGGATCCGTCAGGCAAGGAACGAGCTTGAGCGTTACCGTCTGCGCAGCTTCCGGGTCAGCTGCATCCCCGAATGCCAAATCAAGGTGGTAACCCGGTGGCTGCTCCCGTGTTTTCATATATGCGCAGTGTTGATCTACCGTCCAGCCTGACCGGTAATGCTCTCGCCATACACGAATCTCGTCATTCGGCGTTACCTGGAACTCAATCCAAGCCGAAGGGTTCGTGTAACCCCAGTCAATCGTCAAGTAGTTAGGTAGGCCCGGAATGAAGTCAAGTTTCTGCACGTGCCTAACTTCATCGAACTCCGCGAAAATCTTACCCACGAAGGCGGTGAACTTAGCACCGATCTCCTGGTCAAACCACTCTTCCGAGGTCGTTCGCAGCAAATCCTGAATTTCAGGGTCCTGGTATCCCGTCGGGTATACTGCAGTGTTCGCCCAGCTGGGAAACTGCCACGACTCGTACAGGGGCGAATCGACATCCTGACCCAGCTGCCACAGCTCGTACAGCCAATTGAAGCCCTCAGGCGTGGTTGGGAAGGTCGCAAAGCCGCGTTTGTCCGTAAGAGCCGGCCGAATGAAGCGCTTCCACGTCTCTTCCTTCTGCTTGGCCGCCTCGGAAATGATCACACCATCGAGTGCTTCGCCGACAAGGTTCGAAGGGTGGTCTGCAGACCTAACTTCCACGCGCGTATTCCAGGGGAACTCGATGAACATGTTCCCTTGCTTCTTCGAATACGCCTTCTGAATGCGCTTGTCCTTCGCGAAACCCTTGCCGATCATCAGGTCATTCCAGATTACCCGGAACTCCTTCTCGCCAAGGTCGTACGTCGGGCCGACAATCCAGAAGACCTTGTCTGGTAGGAACAGGTACGGCTCGAGATCCCGCGCAGCCATCGTACTTTTGCCAAAGCGCCGGCCACAACAGGCCACCCGAAAGCGCCTCCCCGACGTGTGGAACTGCAACTGCTGAAGGTGGGGCCGGTAGTTAATCGAGCGGAAAAAGTCGAGCTTGTCCACCGGCGCCCCTCCTCTCTTGCAAACCCCACACGGACTCGTTGCACTTTCAAGATCGAAGGATCTTGAACTAGGGACGCCTCACCCAAGGACCACCGACGAAGAGACTGAGGAAGATCAGGACAGCGATCACGATCAGAAGAATGTTGGTGACGAGCAGTGAGTCCATTACTTCTCTCCTGACTTGACGATCGCCTTCATCATGTCGAGTAGCGGATCGCCATTGGCTCCAGTCGTCTTCTGACAAAGATCGAGGATGTACTTGGCTGCGTTCAGCCTCACGGCTGGCGAGTTGTCGTCATCCTTCGCGATGCTGATGACAACCTCAGCTGCCTCTGCGGCCGTCTCCTCCAGCCTCCGCAATGCTGTTTCGGCAGACGTTTCACCATCGTGCTGCCCCCCAGGAGCACGATACCCAGGAGGCGGAGGACCTGGATGCTTACCACCTTCGGTCTCGAATGCATGCAACCGTAGAGCGTACACGAGGTTCGGATCAACGGCCATATGAGACACCTCCCTTACCTCTAGTATATAATAAGGTCAAGCTGGGAAACACGGGTTTAATATATACTAGTAACACTTGTTTGAACCTCACCTTGTAACTCTCGGGAACACTTGTTTGAACCTCCGATTTTTGAACGGAGCTAACGTCGCACGTGTGGGTGGGCAAGATCTTTTGGAATATAGTTAGTTCAGGCACTAAGCCATTCCGTTTCGTGAGTAAGAGTTCACGCGTGCAAGTGCACCCGAGGGTCGCACCAGGACGCACGGTGCACACCAGGACACCCTGGGACTGCCGGTACCGGTACATACCGTGACGCACAGTGACGCACCGTGCACCCGCGCACGCGACCCTTCCCTTGTGAACCGTCCCGTCACGTGCCGACCTGGACGTGGCAGGACACCCTGTGGTAGGACCAGACACAGGGCCGTACGTGGGGCGACCTAGGGTGTCCTGGTATGACCTAGGGTGTCCGGGGTGGACATGGGGGTACGTAGGTGAGGCAGGACACCGGTAGTGCACCCTCACCGACACCTGTGTAGCACCAGGTGAAAGATCCGTCCCGCACCAGTGCCTCTTCGTGACGAAGTGACTTCCTAACGAAGTTGATCTTGTATAAAAGATCTTGTAAACACTGACCTGATTGGCGTAAAAAAGATGTTGATTCACACAAGATCCTATTATATAATAAAGATGTAGAAAAAATTACAACATCAACAAAATATATACAACATCATTATTACTATTCTATCATACTAGGAGTTAGACTATGTCAGAGTATTTTCTTCTAAACGGAGATAAAAAATTCGATTTTCGTTACAACAAAGATGATGAGTATGTAGATAACCCTCCTTCAATTCCTCAACATCCTTTCCGTAAGAAGAATGTTAAGCGCGAAACCTCTTCGCCAGGAAAATGTCCCTCTTGCGGAATGCTTCGTAGTCGTACGAATAAATGTTTTTGTAACGAAGATTAATTTCTCCGTTGCGAAGCGAAGTAAGATCTCTTCGTAGAGATAATACTTTGTCTCAGAGACGAAGTATTTTCTGTAGGAAGAAGTCTGCCTACAATTCGGATACCTAGTAAAGTAAATCGGAAAATCTTCCGGAAGGAGAGTGTTCGCGACGAAAAGGATCTTGTCAAAAAAGATATTGAAAATATTTTCAATATCCCATTGACATTTACAAGATCCTCGTATATAATTAAATTGTAAGGAAAAATAAAAACAACAAAAATTACAAACAACATCCTCAACAAACCTATTCCATCAGTCTCGAAAGGGAACGAAAATGAACGAGAACATGATCTCGGACACCAACGACGAGATCGCGAACGTGGACTCGGCCAACACCCTGTTCACTCCGTATCAGTGCGCGACTGTAGTCAACGCTTGGCTACAGGAAAAGGGCATCGTCAAGGAGCTGCCTCCTCAGATGTTCTACACGTACGTGAAGAAGGGCTACATCGCTTCGCTGTACGTCGACGACAAGCGCTTCGTCGAGCTGGAGACCTTGCAGAATTGGTTTGTGGCGTACGTCCGGAAGAACGTGTTGAAGCAGGTCAGTGCACTGAAGATTCCGAGTGCGCCTGACTTCGACTGAGAGAGCCTGAGTGCAGGAAGGAGGGCGTCCTCTTCGGAGGGCGCCCTCTCATTCGTACACTCAGTACGACAGAAGGGAATAGAAATGTCCAGGAGACTGAAGTCGTTCTTCACGTTCGTAGGTCACCACCAGTACGCGTTCCTGTGCTGCATCGTGATCGGTGTGTACCTGAAGGCGCACGACGTGTGCAACGTGTCGGCCTGCTACGGCTGGTGACGGAGGAGGGCCGGACACGGAACCCTCCTAGCCCAAACCCCACACGACTATCGTGTCCTCGTTCGGATACCTAAGTCGTGCCTCGATCCTAGTGGCAGACGACTGCCTTTTGTACTCTCCTCTTCGTTGCGAAGAGACTGAAGGGTACTAGTAAAGCAAACAGGTTTTTCTTCCGGAATGAGGTATATACGGGGATAGAATAGACACCTCCAGCATAATATAATCTCACGCTCCTATATACTGGGATACTCCAGCAGCACAAAACACTCAAATACATAGTTTCATTAGGATTTTGAGGCTCGATAGCTCATAAAGACCAGGAGCATATACTCGCATACACACTCTCTGAAAATACTATACTATACTATGTTATAACATCCTAATATCTCTAAAGACCACGATCTAATGTTGACCTAGTGTTACTTCTCTCGTTGTCTCTAGGAGACC